GGTCGCCGGTGGCTGACGATACCATGACCGTCTTGAACTTCTCGCCTTCGGGTTCAATCATTGTCCTTCGACGGGTCTCAGCACGTTTATCACGAGCCTCTCGGCGTGCAGCGAGTTCTGCATCCTGTTCTTCGCCTGCAGTTATGTAGGCTTGACGGGCTTGATCCGCTGAAAACAAAAGCGATCCCATGCCTTTTGTAAAACCAAACGCTAAAAACGTCGCTTGAACCGACTTCCATCGAGCTTCAAACGTGCTGATTGCTGCACCAAGTTTGTCCAGAAAGTTCATGAACGGGACAATGATGCCAGCCGTTCCTGCACCTGCACCGGAGACCGCTGTTTTCTTGAAGATATCAATTCTATCGTTTGCCTCGTCCAGTGATTCGATCACGTCATTTGACATAATGATGCCAAGGCGCCGGGCTTGGTCTGCTGCATCAGCAAGTCCGGTTGCCATGGCTGGAATCAATGCGCCTGCGCTTTTTCCTGCCAGCTCCCGGAATGGGGCGATTAAGTTTTGAGGGTTTGAGTCACCTTCAAACGCCTGGCCAATCTTTAGGAAAATGTCCTCTATTTTGGATGTCCTGATTTCCTGTGCAGTAACTCCGAATCTAGCGAATGCATCAAGAAGGCCTTTATCTCCACCAAGCGCCTTTCCTCGGGCAATGGTGATCTTTTCAAGCGCCGTCGCCACATCGTCGAGGCTCGACCCACCTAGGTCTGCAGCGAACTGCATTTCTTGGAGGAATTGTGCAGAGACTCCAAGTTGTGTGGATAAATCCTGCAGCTTTCCCGCTGTTTCCACAGCCTCCATGCCAAACTGGGCCAGCTTGTCGACGGTGAAAATACTGGCTAGTGTCCCGGATATCTCCCGGCCTATACCTTTGGCAAGAGACTGGGATCTTTTTAGACCGCTCTCAAACGAGGTGCCATCGAGGCCGAGTTTGGCGAGTAGAGAGAAGATGGCCATGGTATCAGTTCTTGATTGCTTCCTGCTGCTTCATCCAGCGCCACAAGGCTTCATCCTTCGGGCTCCACAGCTCGACGTCGCCATGGGTCTCTGCACGGGCCAGAACAAGGCGCTCGGCATCACCGATAGGCATGGCCAGCACGGTGTCCTCGTCCAGCCCGATCTCAAGGCAGCAGGCCAGCATACGCTCTGGCCACGGCATCGAGAGCTGCCTGGAGCTGCCTTGCTTCATCAGGATTTCCGGCGCTGTCGACTGGCCGGCCATCCATTCGTTCCACTTGTCAAGCTCGGCATCGAATGACAGGCGCTTCACCTTCCATGACCAGGCCTTCAAGGCTAAGTTCCGGAGGGGCGAATAGATCGCCGCCAGCGACTCCTGGATGGGCTGTGAACAGATGAGCACCGCGGTCATGAGATCCGCGCGGCCGACGTGGCCGCCGACAACCAACGGCGAGCCGATGCGGTGAAGCACTAGTGAGTGCCCCACCGAATACGGCAACAGCCGGAGCCCCATGACCACCGGGCAGGGCTTGGCTGTCGCCGTCAGGATGTCGGCCAGTTGGCTCACAGGGCAGTGGCAGCGCCGGTGACGGTGATGTTGGTGTACCGCTTCAAGGTGATCGTGCCAGTGGCCTTGCCGGTGGCAGTGGTCTTGATGGAACCACCGCCGGCGTAGATCCAACGGTTGCCGGTGGCGGCATTGATGGCGTCGACGTATCCACCGACCTCAATCACCGGGGCGCCAGAGATGACGCAAGTGCCATTCACATCAGGCAATGCGGCAGACAACAGCGCGTTGGCCACGCTGGTCGTATTGGCCGGGATGAAGTTCACGGTCAGCGTCAGCCGGTTGTTGTAGCCAATGTGGCCGACAACCTCGCCGGAGCTGTTCCGAACCTCTTCGGTGTCGGCCTCGTGCGTGATGTCGTATGACTCCATATCGGGCGAGACGTACCCGGTGACGACAAGGGCGCCCGCGGCGTCGTATAGCGCCAGGGTGGCCGGTGAACCGAAAATGTATTTGCTGCCTTGAGTGTTAGCCATGTGTGGTTTGGGTTAGAGGGTTGCCGAACAGTAAAGAGTGAAGGTCCTGGTGAACGTCCTGGACCGATTAGAGATTGAAGCCGCCCCAAAGTCTAGAGGGGCTGCGAATTGCGCCGTAAACGGGCCGCTGGCGTCGTTTGATGGAGCATTAAGGGCGGAGGCCCCGGAGTCGTCAAAGAGCGGCAGGATCCGATTGTCGAGCACCTGCACGGTGGTCAGCACATCAGCCTCGTCGGTATCGTCGGCAGATAGCTGAAGTTCGACGGAAACCTCAACCTCGTTTGTGAGGTCGACACGTTGAACAGGCCGCGCGGAATTGGTCGAGACAACCAACCTCGGGAAGTTGGGCATGACGTCCTGCTCGTCTGGGTCGTCATAGAGGCCGCGGCTGTAGGACGTCAGGCAGGTGGGTATGCCTGAACCGGAGCCCGACCAGTCGGTGGCTGCCAGGTAGTCTGCTACGGCCTTCTCTGCTCTGAGTGCGACGGCGTTCATTTTATGGCGATACCGTTGTCCTCTAGTACCTTGCCGTTGGCAAGCATGGCCTCGGTCATGTGATTCGTTAGCTCGATGAGCTCGTCGTCCATGGCCTTCTGCATTGCGGTATTGTAGATGGTGGAAACCCGGTTGTATTGGTTGTCGGCCACGCCAGCGGTCATGACCACCGAGGCTGTTGGGTTGAAGCCGGGAACCGCTTGAATACCTCGGGCCTTGGTGCCCTTATGAACGGCGACGTTCTCCTCCGGCAGGCCGTACTGATTGGCCAAGGCCACAAGAGCGGCGTTTGTCTTCTTGGGCGCCTTGTAGCCTGCAGGCTTTGACAATGGCTTCCATTTCGGGCTTTGAAACTGGGTGAAGCCCCGATTGTAAATCCGGATTACCTTCACCACACCGGAGCGGAGGTAACCTACTGAGCCGATAGCTTTCCGCATCAGGGCCGAGGCGGCCGCCTTCATCTCCTCACCGTAGAGACCGCGGCGGCCTGCCTTGGCTTCGCGCGCTTGGGCTATCAGGTGCACCCGACGAAGCAATCGGGACTTGCCGATGCGCTTGCCGGTTTTCTTGCTCTTACGGTTCACATCGCCGAGGGGCTTGCCTAGGTAGTCGGCAATCCGGCGCCGTTCTTGTCCCGGGCTCTTAGGCGGCACCAAGACGAACAACCGAACCATCAGGAAAAAGAACCGGGCGTTGATCGCCTTGTGAAGGTCTCGGCTGGTCGACAGCAGATATGCCTTCATTGCCGCATCGAAGCGGCTGGAATCCACCGTCATGTTGACGACAGGCCTCACCGGGTTTTCGCTCCTAGTTCGAGGCTGTAGTAGGCACCGGAGGCATCCACACGGCAGGACAGGATCCGGAGAGTCCGGCCTTGGTACACCAGCGTGCGCCCGACCACCGGCCGAGGCTTGCAGAATGTCAGGGCGATGCGGTCGCTGTTCTCCTGGAGGATGAACAGGCCGTCCTCCTTAAGCAGCCTTGAGAAGGTTGTGCCTTGGTCGAGCGTGTACAGCGTCGAGTCCATGGAGACCAGCGTGCTATCGCAAGTCTTCCAGTCGGAGAACATGACTAGGATCCGGGAGGTCACATTGTCCTGGAACCCGCCGGCCACCGGGGTATTGGCATCGGTGACCGCTGCTGGGATGCACCGGATCGACGATCCCTCCCAGATGAACATCGGCGCCCCGAGCATTTGCTGGAGCACCGCCATGCCCTGCTGGAGACTGGATCCGATGGTGGTCATCAGGCGGTAAAGTAAGTGCCAGAGACTATTAGGCGGCTGGTGGCATGGAGATGGGGGGCCAGGCTATCGGCTGCTCCGGTCTCGAAGTGCGACAGCTCAAGGTAGCTGGTGCCGGCAATTAGCCTGGCGATGATTGCAGTCTTGGCCTGGTTGGGGGCATTGGTCAGCCACACCGCGGCGGCGGCCTCGTAGGTCACGGCATCAGGCAGCGACAGCCGCAGGTTGCCTGTGGCGGATCCGGTCACAGAGTTGACGGTGACGTCCGCGGTAAATGTGGTCACGCATCCGATGGTGGTGTGTCGGGCGGTGTTGGTGGTGATGGCGAAGGTGCGTCCACCCCCGGAGTCGATGAGGGTCGGCACCCAGGTCGTCGGTGTAACCAACGGCAGGGCGGCATATAGCTCGTCGAAGTTGTCGTTTATTTTCTGGCCGGCGCCGCGGAGGGTGTCCCCGGTGTTGTCGTTGGCGATGGTGCCGATGTTGATCGTTTGCTGGGCCATAGTTTTATTCCTTAGGGAGAGCGTACCAACCTTCTGCGAGCGTTATACGGTTCCTGGAGCGCACAGGAGCCCCGTCCGCACCTTTGACCCAGACTCGAGCTTTAACGCTCTCAGCGAGGCGCACAGGCTCGCCGTGGGGCACATAGACCACTCGGGTCTGACAGCCACAGCTAGACGCCAGACTTATCAATGCGATCCAGCAGCTTTTGTTTAAGCTCGGGGTCTGGTTTGGCATCTTCGGCAGTGGGTTCAGTTTTAGCCAGGCCGGTCAGCCATTTCAGAATGGCCGTCACGATCTGCTCGATCACGTTCATTCCGATTTTTTCTCGGCGTCCTTGGCGGCGATGAGGCCCACACCGGCGGTCACCGCGGCAATGGTTGCAGCGAGATCGACGTTGCTGCTGGGGTCGCCGTCGAACAAGGCCTTGAGAGCCCCACCGACTGCGACGAGGATGGCTCCGATACCGGCGATAGTTGTCTTGGTGTTTTTCATTTCTTAATGGCTTTGTAGAGGGCAACACAGGCCGCAAGGAGGCCAACCACGGCGGAGGCAAAACGGATCTCGTCGGTGAGCTGGGGCAGCATAGATGCAGACGTTGCTGCCGCTGCCGTGCCCAGCGACAAGGCTAGTCCATTCGTTCCGCCGTGGTTGGTTGCGTCCATGTTACTCGGAGGCTTTGGGTTGGGCTGCTGCGATGATGATGTCGGCCAAAGGAACGCCGACCTTGGCGTTCTGGTAGCCACCGGCCTTGATGGCGATGTCGATGAGCTGAAGCAGGCTGTTGGTCTGCTCCTGAGTCAGTGTGATGGTGATTTCCATATCAGGCGGCAGTGTCGGAAACGACGGGCAGCTCCGCAACCAAAACCGGCTCCACCTGAGGCACGATCATCACCACCGGCGGTAACCACGGCAGCGGCGGAGCGATGATCGGAGGGTTGATCTGGTCGTTGATCTGCTGCGTCACGTTCGCTTCGATGGCCGCTTGATCGACGCCATTGGCGAAGCACCAGTCTAGCACCTGCTGCTCGGTCAGTTGATCGTACGGCGTGAACGATCCGCTCGGCGGCTGGAACGAGCAGGAGCCGTAGCAAGTGCCGCTGTACTGATCCTGCGAGCCGTTGCAACGCCAGTCGGCGGTGATGACGACATCGGTGAGAGTGCCTTCGGTGGGCTTAACGAGAAGGCGTTCGATGATCCAAGAGAGGGTAATCATGGTATTGGTTAGGCGTTAGCGATTGTGGTGATGGTGCCAGAGCTTCCACGGTACTTTAGCGCACCGGCTTCGACGTAGAGTTGACCGCCAGTGACGTTAGCCGTAGGAGCAGTTCCGTTGGCAATCTGGATAGTCTTAGCAGCGGTGGTTCCGGCAGTGGTCAGACCGCCGACGAGCAAGTTGCCGGAGGAGTCGATACGCATCCGCTCGGCAGAATTAACATAAAACACCAGCGGAATACTTGCTCCAGCATAGACCATTGCTGACGAATCAACCGTTCCGCCAATCATGTTGGCACCGTCACCGAAAGCGGCCAGCGTAGATGTTCCAGCAGTGTTGCTGACATAAAACGCGGCACTTTGCCCTGATCCACTTCCTCCACGAATGCGAGCGACGCACCCAGTGGAACTGAAAACATCCAATTTCTGACCCGGCGTAACGCCTATGCCCACGTTGCCGGAGGAGTCGATGGTGGCTCGGATAGCCGAATTGGCCACGAGATAAAACGGATTGTTGGTGAAGGTTCCAATGAATGCGGAATAAGCCGCGCTTCCGGTAATTGATGAACCGCCGGAAGATCCTTCGATACCGGCAATCAAATCTCCACTGGTGTTGTTCAGATAAATCTGAGAACGGCCAGTCGTGATTCCGGTGGTCCGCAATGCATACTGGAAACCGGTTGCATTCGTCGATCCGATGGTCAGTCGAGAATTCGCAGCAGGTGCATCCCCCACGCCCAGCCCCGTGGAGTTGAGGGTCATGGCGGTGGAGCCGCTTACGGACCAAGTGCTTACGCCGTTGCTGTCAATTTCGTAGCGTTTTACATAGCCACCCGCTGCTTGGTTAGAAGTCCAGAAAGAACAGAATCCATCTCGGTTTGAAGCATTCTCAATACCTGCGCGAATCTGTAAACCACCAATTGTGGTTGCGCCAATTCCAGTTTTAGCTCCTGCAAATATTGAGGAATAGTTTCCAATTACTGGAGACGATTCATTCCAATTGATAACTATACCTTCATTTCCAACTAAAAAACGAGCGTTGGATTTACCAATATCTGTACTAGGCCAAGCGGTTGTTCCAATTTGAGTTTGAGTTGTCGCACCAATCTGGACAGCCGTACTTCCAGTAACAACCTTCAGCCGATCAGTCGCCACCGTCAGATCGCCGGTGATGGTGGCGGAGGCGAGGGTGGCGGATGGCGAACAAGCGAGGATGTTGTTGATCGAAATGCGCTTGGTCGTACCGGATGCTGCCATCGACGTATCAGAAACGTCGACAATCGGCATCATGTCGTTTGCGGGATCGGCAGCAGTCAGTGCCGTCAGGGCTGTGATCTTAGTGTCTGGCATGGGTCAGTTGGATTGAATTTGAAGTTTGAAATTGTCCTCCTGAAGAACAAAGTCGTTGTTCTCCAAGTCAAGATGGTCGGCAGTTCCGAACGTAATAACGAGTTTTCCGCTGCCGTCTTCTTGCAGCACAAAGAAGTCGTCCTCTTGCAAAACATCACGGCGAAGCACCGGCGCGTCAGTGCCACCGGCTTGACCGGCGAACAACCGATTGAGTGCTATGCCGAGTGAAATCATTAGGCGCGAGCGTTAAACGCCACCACAGAGCCGCTGGAGATCTGGAAGCCGGTGATGTTTCCAACCAGCGGGGTTCCAGCGGGAATCGTCTTGGAGGTCCAAGTTCCGGCAATGCGGTATCCAGTGATCGACGTGAACACCGTCGGCTCAATCGGGATCAAGCCAGACCAAGCGCCGGTCTGCGCTGCGGTAGTGGTGAACAGCTCGAAGCCTTCTCGGCCCATGCTGTACTCGGTTGAAATGTCTGCTTGAACGGCCATTGTGTTTGATCGGTAGAGGGGGCCCCGGCCGTATTACCGAGGCCCCCGGGTTGTTGTTATCCTTTGCGAACTTTCGGTGCCAGGGCTCCCTGTATCCACAGGATGAGCTTGCCTCCTTCGGGAACGGTCGCGGTGTTGAAGCCGTCGCGCTGGAGAGACGCGTCGACTTCGGGACCAGAAACGAGCTTGGTTTTGCCGTTCTTGTCCACCGAGATGGTTGTGGCGATTCTCATGGGTCAGCCTTAGGCGGTGACGAGAACCTCGGCCTGCGTGGTGTCCGCGGCAGCGGCGCCGAACATGATGTCGTAGGACGCCATGTGGCTGCGGCTCGCCCGGCTGTACCAGACCGACAACAAGCAGCTCAGGCCGTTGTTGGTGGTCACCGTGCGCTGCTCGATGAACTCGCCGGCGATCATTCCGACCGGGAGACCGGCGGCGATGGCGATGGAATCAGGGCCGCACACAAAACCAACGGCGTTGGTCTCGGCCGAGGTCCAGCGGTTGTTCTCGGCGATCACGTCGAAACCGAATCGGCCGTTGTTCAGGGGACCATAGCGGCTGTCGGGCATGGCAACGGTGCCGGCGGAGGCGGTGCTCAGGCCGGAGAACTGGATGCGAGCCAGGTGGCCACCGTCCAGAATGAGGTTCTTGCTGCGGTAGTTTTTCGCCAGAGCGAGGATCGCAGGAAGGTCCGAGCTGTCAAAGTTGGCGGCCGTGCCGATAGCAGTGGCGGCGCCGTAGTTGCCGGAGACCATCAGAGCGGTCAGCACGTCGCTGATGCCGTAGGCGAACAGGTCGGCAGAGCCAGCGGCCAGGTCGGCCAGGCTGAAGCCCTGGTTAAGCTCCTGCTGGGTGACGGTGAAGTTCTTCGAGATCTGGTTCACGGTCACCGAGGTGGCCGCCAGCGTGCTGTCGTTGTTGGTCTCCCAGGAGGTCGGGTTGGTCTGGGCCGCGGTGCCGGTGGTGTACTTCTTCACCTGCACGGTCGCGCGCGGGCGGAGGTTGTCCAGGCCGACGTTGCGGCTGAACGCGGAGACCAGCGCCAAGCGGTTCGCAGCAACGGTGATCACGGCGTCCGCGAGGTAATCAACCACGAGGCCTGAGGCGAACGTGTTGGCGTTCTGCGGAGCGTGAATGGCGCTCTGGCGCAACAGCTCGCTATGGTTGGAGATCAACCAGGAGCGGCGGTCGGCACCGGCCTGCATCTTCTTGTGAGCCTCAAGCAACGGGTTGCCGAGGTTCTCGATGCGAACCGGGGCGATGGGCTCCGGAGCCGGGGCGGCGGTGGGGGCCTTGGCGCTGATGGCAGCGGCAACGGCCTTGGCGACGATGGCGTCGATGTCGAGGGCGGTCGGCGCACTAGGAGCGGCCGCCACCACGGTGTTGGATTCAGTCATGTTGTGTGGTGTCTGCTGTGATGTCGGCGCGGTTGTCGCGCCATCTTCGGAGGCGGAAGTGCCTGCCGTAGAAAGTGTATCGTCCGGAGATTCATCCGGTGTTTCGCCTTCCTCGATTTCGAGCTGGGCATAGAGGGCCTTGAACCAGTCACGGCCGGCGGCGCCTCCCCAAAGGTTGGCTGCCACGTCGGCCGGTGTGTTGGGCTCGGCTTCGAGGAAGCGCTCGTTGCGTCCCCACCAGGCGTTGGCTGTGCGGATCTTGTCCTCGGTGGGC